GTCAAGATCGCATGCCGAGAGGTTCTCACATAGGGCCACGACCAGGGGAAACAATCTCCTGCGCTCGAGTTTTCTTGATCATCACCAGATCTCGCATTCGGGATCGCTGACCACCTAAGAGGTCCCGATGGCCGAAGATCCGCGCAGCAACGGCAGCCGACCCGGCCCGCCTAAGAAGCCGACTGCGCTCAAAGTTCTGCACGGCGATTACAAGGGCCGACCGAGCGCGCGCAACCCTCGCGAGCCGAAGCCGACGAAGCGAGAGATCAAGCCGCCAGCGAAGATGAGCAACGGCGCTCGCGAAGTCTGGGACGAGATCGCGCCGATGCTGATCGAGATGGGCGTGATGACGCCGCCCGATGCGAAGATCTTCGCCGAGTTCTGCGAAGCGACCGTGATCGTCCAGATCGCTCGCGCGCAGATCGCGCGCATGTTGAGCGGCGAGTACGAACCCAAGCCGGGAGCAGCGAACCCGTTCAACAGCTACGCCCGAGCGGTGATCACGATGACGAACCTGGGCGGGCGCTACGGGCTGACGCCGTCCGATCGATCGCGTCTGATCGTCGAGCGCGAGCAGACACACCACGACGATCTGATCTCGAACGGGTGATCCCATGATGGTTCTCGGCGCGATGCTGCTCGTGATCGCAGTCGTCTGTCTGATCTTCGGGCTCGCCCTGCAAGCTGCGCAAGTACTGCTCTGGGTCGGCGGCGGGCTGGTCATCGTCGGCGCTGCTGTGCTGCTCTATGAGCGGTTCTCTCGCAAGAAGCTGCCATGAGCGTGTCACCTATCGACAGCACGCGAGATCGTGCGGCAGGCACGCAGCCAGCGTCGTCTATGCAGCATGTCGAGCGCGTGCCGCTCGATGAGTTGCACGAGCACCCGCGCAACGCACGCAAACACGATCTCGCCGTGATCACCCGCTCGCTTGCCGGGCTGGGTCAGTATCGCCCGATCGTCGTCAATTGCGGGACGAAGACGGGCCGACCGAACGAGATCCTCGCCGGTCACGGCACCGTCAAGGCCGCCGCCGCGCTCGGCTGGCCGTCGATCGACGCCGTGCTCGTCGACGTCGACGAGACAACCGCGACGAACATTCTGCTCGTCGACAATCGTGCGAGCGATCTCGCCGAGTACGACGATCGTCTTCTCGTCGAGCTGCTCGCCAGTCTCGACGATCTGACCCTGACCGGCTATGACCCCGACGACTACGACGAGCTCGTGCGCGGCCTAAGCGACATCGATGAGCGTGATCTCGACGAGGGCGACGCAGACACCGATCAGGGCGAGCGGATCTTCGGCATCGCGATCGAGTGTCAGAGCGAACAGCAGCAAGCGAAGCTGCTCGAACGCTTCACCGCCGAGGGTCTGTCCGTGCGGGCGCTGATGTGAAGACGACAATCGAGCTGTCCGCAGACGTCCCGAAGACGGCGCGTGTGCTCCAGATGGCCGGTCTGTTCGACATGCCCGTCGATCAGCGCAACACCGTGCAGTGGACGCACGAGCTGCCGATCGAGCGTCAGAGCTGGCACGTCGGTCTGATCGTCGGCCCCAGCGGTGCCGGGAAGACCGTACTGGCCAAAGATCTCTGGCCAGAGCGAGTCCGCCGGCGGTTCGACTGGCCACGCGAAAGCGCGCTCCTGGATGCGTTTCCCGAGAGCATGGGAATCCGCGACATTACGGGGCTACTGACCAGCGTCGGTCTGGGCAGCGTTCCCGCGTGGGTGCGCCCGTACTCGACTCTCAGCAACGGTGAACAGTTCCGCGCAGACGTCGCACGAGCGATCGCCAGCGACGCAGACCCGATCGTGATCGACGAGTTCACCAGCGTTGTCGATCGACAAGTCGCGCAGGTGGCGAGTCACACGATCCAGAAGGCGATCAGACGCAGCGATCGACAGTTCGTCGCCGTTACGTGCCACTACGACGTCATCGATTGGCTGCAACCGGACTGGATCTACGACGTCGCCGCGCAGTCGTTCGAGTGGAGGTCGGTTCAACCCCACCCACCCGTCAGACTCGCGATCCACAGCGCGACGATCGCCGACTGGCATCTGTTTGCACGTCATCACTATATGAATCACACCATTCTGGCCAGCGCGAAATGCTTTGTGGCGTACGTCGACGAGACACCTGTCGCGTTCACGAGCTATCGCACGTTCCCGCACCCGAAGACCCGCAACCTGAAGATGGGTCATCGAACAGTCGTCCTGCCCGACTGGCAAGGGCTCGGCATCTCGGGCGTGCTCGCCGAGTGGGTTGGTCAGATGCTCTGGGACAAAGGGTTCCGCTATCGACGAGTGATCGCGCACCCGGCGGTGATCGCCTACTGCGAGCGGTCCCCCCGCTGGCAAGAGATCCGCAGCTCGCAGCATCATCTCGCCGTCGGCCCGAAAGCGAGCTCGTCGCTCGTGCGTGCGTCGCTCGACACGCGTCGTCTGTTCGTTCGCAGTTTCCAGTACCGAGCCCCGAAGGGAGGGAACGAATCATGAGCGTCGTCGATGAGATGGTTGCTAGTACGAGATATGTCGTCTCGCGCTACGGCGGCTCGTGCTTGCGTGATATCCCGTATGACCGTCCGGGAGGGGGTGAATCAAACATGAGCCCAGACAAGCGACAGCGCGTCGTCGACGAGCCAGAGCCGGTCAAGCGCCCGGACGGCGAGCCGTACCCCAGCGAGACGACTGATCAGCCAGACGTGGCAGTGCCCCAGCCAGCGCCTGACAGTACGAGCGACGACGACAGCGACGACAGCGCGTAGCACGCACGAGACGGCGGGAGGCGCGCAATGGTGAGCACTCCCGCTGATCTCGACAAGCGCTGGCGACCACGCGATCGACGAGGCACAACGTGCGGCTACGTCTTTCGTCACGAGCAGTGCGCACGTCGAGGGGCGCACTACTGCAAGCCGCGCGCTGACCACGTCGTGCAGTTCTTTGCCGAGCTGCTCGTGCACACTCGCGGCGTGCACGCCCGCCAGGCGTTCGTGCTCGACGCGTGGCAAGAGTTCGAGATCATTCGCCCGATGTTCGGCGAAGTGCTCTGGTCCGTCGAGCATCGCCGCTACGTGCGCCGATACCGTGTGGCCTACATCGTTGTCGCCCGCAAGAACGGCAAGAGCGAGCTCGCAGCGGGCATTCAGCTCTATATGTTGATCAGCGACGACGAAGAGGCCGCCGAGGTCTACAGCGCCGCAAAGGATACCAAGCAGGCGGGCAAGGTCTTCGATCCCGCCGCCCGCATGGTGCAGCTATCGCCGAAGCTCTCGAAGATCGTCAAGCTCTTTCGCAACGCACGTCGACTCGTCGTCGAGCGCACCGCCAGCATCTACGAGATCATCACCGCCGACGCGGCGGGCGAGCTCGGGCACAACCCGCACGCATTCAATCTCGACGAGGTTCTCGCCCTGCCTGACTCTTCCATGTGGGAAGCGATGACCACCGCTGTCGGCGCTCGTGCGCAAGAACTGATCTACGCCACGACGACCGAGACGAACGTCAGCAGCTCGTTCGGCGCGAGCATGATCGATGAAGCCGAGCGCATTCAAGAAGACCCGACCCGTGCGCCGCACGTCTTCTCGTATGTGCGCAAGCTGCCCAGCACGAGCGAGGGCGTCGAGCGTCTGCGTCGATTGTTCCCCGATCACCCGGATCTGCCCGTCTCGACCGACCCGTTCGACGAGCAGAACTGGCGCTGGCCGAACCCTGCGCTCGACTCGTTCAAGTCGCGAGAAGCGATGCGGCGTCTCGCGATCGAAGCGAAAGAGAACAGCGAGCGGGAGAACGCGTTCCGTCAGTTCCAGGTGAACCAGCGCGTCCAGCAGGTGACGCGCTTCTTGCAGATGGATCTCTGGGACGCGAACATCGGCGAGCTGATGCTGACCCCCGACTGGGGCGTCGAGAAGCTACTCGGCCAGCAATGTCTCGCCGGGCTTGACTTGTCGAGCAAGCTCGACATGACCGCGTGGTGTCTGTTCTTTCCCGCTAGCGGCCACACCCTTTGGCGTTACTGGATTCCCGAGTCTGTCGTGCCAACTCTGAGCGAGTGGACAGACGGCGCGTTCGAGCAGTGGGTGCGCGACGGCTGGATCGTCGCCACAGACGGCGACACGATCGACTACGAGCGAGTCATCGCCGACATCACCGCAGACGTCGAGCGCTTCTCGATCGTGCGCTGTGTCTACGACCGTTGGAGCGGCGAGCCGATTCGGCAAAGACTAGAGGCCGAGACGGGTCTCGAACTGATCGAGAGCGGCACGACATACACGCAGATGACCGCCCCCATGAACGAGGCGATGAGACTACTCACCGCCCAGCAGGTACAGCACGGGGGCAATCCCGTGTCCCGTTGGATGGC